ACATACAAGGACGCGGCAACGAGAGACTGTTTGTAAGCGGCGGTAACACGACCACCTTCAACGGAGCAGTTAACACTGTTCAAAGAACCAACAGCCCACAAGCATTCGTCAATGGGGCGAATATCGAGGTTAATCTTGACTTCGTGGTATTGAAGAGCAATAAGGGGGAGGGCAAGACCGGGGTTGCGGCAGTACCAGAACTGAAAGGGCACATAAAGAGTGGTTTCAGGAAGGGCATTGCGGGGAGCGCAAACTTGACGAGGAGCGTTGCTCTGGCAAGGACCGTCAACATCATTGAATGAAGGGTCGGTAATAAAAGTAAGTTCGGTGGTGTTTCCAACCATTCCGTAGTAACCAGCAGTCTGGTCAACGGGCAAAGTGAGGTTATTCCAGATGTGCATCCAGTCACCGTACTGGCGGTCAATGCGCTGACCACCGATTTCAACTTCAACCTGAGAAATCAACTGTTCACCGGGGAAATCAAGCCAACGGGCATACACTCCGGTGTGTGAACCAGAAGGAACACTGTTCCTCATACTCTGGTTAATTTCAGGGAGAGTCACCTGAAGGTAAGTGCGGTATGCAAGATCACCGTTGCGGCTGATAGTGCAAGTCACGCGACGACCAAAATCAGCCTGTCCGTTAAAAGTCTGTTCAATAGACTCCATTGCAAAGTTGGTGTGACGTTTGTAAGATACCTTCCAGAAAGTAATCTGAGGGTTTCCCGTCAGATAAACATCCTGGGCGCCATAGGCTACAAGTTGCATTAATCCTCCTGCCATTTTATGTTGTTATAATATTGCTAAAGAAAAAAATTTTACGTTTTTTGTTTAATTTAATTAAATTAATTCATTTTATTAAATTTACTACGGAAAATTAATAAAATACGTTTGTATGTATAAAAACTATTCCATTCAAAAATACCTAAACAAAAAAAATAATCACAATAATATCACAATCACAATAAATATTGAGAAAAAATATTGATAAATAATAATAATAATAATAATACATTTTGGTAAAGGTCAGGCAGGACGGACATGAATCATTGTAAAAATCATTAAAATGCAAAATTATCCAATAAAAACTCTTTCAAATAACCAGCTTCATAAACACGTTTGTCGCCCTTGTGTCTTTTCGAACAAAAATATTTGTTGCCTGTTTTTTTCAATTTCCACTCATTTTCTAAAGCATTGTATATAAAATTCCTTAAACAACTATCGGACAATTTTATATTCGTATTCGTTTTATGCCTCGTTTTACATTCTCCATCTACATCTTCTTCTTTCAAATACTTTTTCAATCTTATTAGTTTCATTTTCACATCTCGTCCTGTATTCTTCTTTAAAATGTACTCCTTTTCTTTTTCATTTTTTCCAATATAATTTGCATTTTTTTTTATTGTCCAATTATTTTCTAAATGTTTTATTAAAACATTCATTTCACGACATTCAAAATTTTCATCATTCATTTTTTCATTCATTTTAATTTCTGAACTGCGGTTTATAACACACTTATCACACTTATCTTTGTCTATTTTATCATCTACCTTTTCTGTCATTGTGTTGTTGTTGTTGTTCTTGTTGTTCTTGTTGTCTTGTTGATGATTTATATTTTTTAATAATATGGTTTTTAAAAAGTTTTTTGCTATGGTTATGGTTAAATGAGAAAATCTTACTTGGCATTTGCCGATTTTGATAATTTATCACAAAATAAATGTTTTTTCTTCTAAAATTTAGAATTCATTGAAATCTAAATCTTGGAATAATAATATATATACAAATATCTTATTAAAGTTTTTTAATGTATAATTATATATCAAAACATTTATAGTATTATTATTTTTTGTATTTTTATTTTTCATGCCGTCCTTCAAATACAAAACAAACAAAAAAATCATAGTAGATGATAAAAGTATTACCACTTTAGACAACCGGCACAGAGAAATGCAAATGTATTTTTCAAATGTTCAAAACATTACCATTCCCAATCTTTTAAATGAAAAAAAAAAATTACAAAAAATTTTACTTGACAAACACGATGGTGACGACGCTGACACCACCACTCCTCCTCCTTCAAGCGAAACCAATGAAGCAAATGAAACAAATATTGAAAATACAAGCAAAATTCCAATTGAAAAACAACTTGAAATAAAAGACAGATTGGCTGAAATTAAAACTGAACTCCGCACTCATAAAAATAATATAAAACAATACTATTTGAATAATTCCAAATACATTTTTGATTATTTTGAAAATAAAAAAGAAATATCAAATGGAAATAATAAAACAAAAATTTTAAATTCGTTTTTTAAAATCGATACTTCCACAGAACGTGTGAATGAATTGACATCAATGAATGATAACAATGTAAAAAAATTTTTATCAAATATTGACCAGTCATTTATCAACGTGAATGACTTCGTATTTCAGACTGGCACTTGCCAGCATTGCAAAAGCGGCGAACTCATTCCAGTTGAACACGAAGGCATTCTCGTGTGCAACAATTGTTCCAAATATGTTGCATACTTGATTGAAAATGAAAAACCGTCGTACAAGGAGCCGCCCAAAGAGGCGTGTTTTTATGCATACAAGCGCATCAATCACTTCAAAGAAATTATGGCACAGTTTCAAGCGAAAGAAACCACACAAATTCCGCCCGAGGTTATTGAGAATATCAAATTGCAAATTAAAAAAGAAAGAATAAGTCTCTCCAAGTTTACAAATTCAAAAGCAAAAGATATTCTAAAAAAACTCGGCTACAATAAATTTTATGAACACATTCCTTTCATAAAAGATAAACTCGGCATTAAACCGCCCACAATGACGCCCAATTTGGAAGAACTGTTGTGCAATCTCTTCATGGAAATCCAGGGACCTTATGCCAAGTTTTGCCCGGATGACCGCGTCAATTTTTTAAACTATTATTACACCATTTACAAACTGTGCGAGTTAATCGGACAAACACAATTCCTTCCTTATTTTCCCTTACTCAAAGATAGAGAGAAACAAATTGAACAAGATGAAATATGGAAAAAAATATGTTTTGAACTCAATTGGGAGTTTATACCGACGCAATAACACGTTTTTAGTTTTTGAATTATTTAATTCTACGCGATTTATTTCTACGATGTGATTTATTTTTATTTCTACGCGAAGAACGCTTTTTGGAATAACGTAAATTTGAACCTTCTTTTCGTTTAAATTGTTTGCCTCCATATAACCGCGCCAAACGTGCTTGCACGTTATCTGATTTTTTTGTTGCAGCGGCGGCAGCAGCTCGGGATGCGGCTTGGGCAGTAGCACGAGCTTCAGCGGCAGCAGCTCGGGATGCGGCTTGGGCGGCAGCGGCTTCACGAAAACTGGCTCGTTTACTATCAAGTATAACCTTTATGTTTTCAAAACTGAAATTATCTCCACCAGCTCCGTTGGCATCAATCATCGCTTTCAAAAATCCATCATAATTAATTTCATTGATTCTACTAATTACATCAACATTGAATAAATTTTCAATAATAATTTGATAGCAAAATTCCAATATATCAAAACATGCAACAATTGAGTTTCTATCGATTTCAAACCCTGGATAATCTCCTCCTAATTCAGTTAAATCAAATAAATATTTAAAATCTATTTTAAAAGGTAAACTTTTTTTACCATCTCTTGTAAATATATCAAACAGTGTTGATAGTTCTGTTTGTATAACAATTTCATCAACGGCAGAAGATTTCCCAGAAGATTTACAACGTATGTTAGAAACCATTCCATTTGAAAATAAAGTAATATACTCAAATAAACTTCTTAGTCTTGTTTTATTCGGTGATTCTTCATATTTTGAAAGCATTGTATGTTTTGAAATATCTTTAACGTAATTTAACATTCCACTTGAATTTATTTGTTGAATTCCCAACAAGATATGAACAAAATTAACACTGCTTAATTTGTTTTCATGATTTAGCATTTTGAATAATTTTTTGACCAATTCAACTTTAGTTGCTGCATCATAATCATAACCATTATAATCATACTTACTAGAAGCGACATCATTGGCAATATTACTAGTATCAAAAACCGTAACATCATTTATAAATATCTTCCAAATTGGTTCTTCTTCATAACGCATGCATTGAAGTAAATCATTTCCAAGAAGTATACATAGTGAAAAATCATCTGGTGGAGACATACTGTTCTTCACCAGTTCTCTTGCAGTCAAATATAAAATCATAGCACTTGGTGTAGTAAGATTTATTACTGCTGTATTACCACTATCATGAAATATTTTTTTACCTTCTTTTACTAATTCATCAAAAATTGGAAATAGTGGTTGGCTCCAAGGAAATTGTGGTTGAGGTTGAGCTTCTGCCATTGTTCTAATGTTTATATAATATATATAATAATATTAATATAATTCAATATAATATATTGAATTATATTAATATATTATATTGAATTATATTAATATATTATATTGAATTATATTAATATATTATATTGAATTATATTAATATATTAATATTATTAAAAATGAATGCGTTCAACTTGGATTTTAATGTTATAAATCCACTCTTTATTTTTTTTGTCACTTTAGGTGGAAACTTTGTTGCACCGCTATTTCCGTGTCAGGTTCAAAGACTTTTTACAGAAAATATTTACTGTAAGCATTTTCTTGCATTTTTTATTTTATTTTTCGCAATTGTTTTAACTTCAGAAAAATCTTCCAAAATAACCAGTATTGTATTTTCTAAAGCCATTGCACTCTACTTTCTATTCATTATTTTAACGCGAATGGATAAAAATTTCTTCTTGCTGTTTTTCATCATTTTATGCGTAAAATTTATCATTATTAATGAAATGACAAATACCACGGATAAAAAAATCAAAGAGAAATACAATCAAATTGATAATCTTTTAGGTTACCTCTTAATATGCATTGGTATCGCCGGATTCGTATTGTACTATGGAGAAAAAAAGTTCGAATATGGAAAACGCTTTAACTATCTCACATTTTTATTAGGAAAACCGGTTTGCCGTGAATATGTTATTCCAACAAAGTATGCGCGCAACCTGTCATATGTCTTGAAGTAAACTAATCAACTAATCATAAATAGTATTTTTGTGAAAGTATTTGCGCGTATAACAATATAATAATTAATTACTTAATAATATTAAATATACTTTTCGATATATTTAATATTATTAATACTTTTACATAGTTATATCGTATGAATGCAAATATAATAATAAATACAACTGCAGTAAATGCAAATTCAAATTCTGAAACAAAAAAGTTGAAAATACATTGCGACATTAAAGAAAAATTAGATTACTTTATAAAACAAAAAAAAATTCCTAATATTATTTTCCATGGTGCATCAGGATGCGGAAAAAATTGTCTTGTAACCGATTTCATCAATAATGTTTACAATGGAAATAAATCAGCAATACAGAATTATGTAATGAATGTAAATTGTGCTCACGGAAAAGGAATTCGATTTATTCGAGAAGAGTTAAAATTTTTTTCAAAAACAAATGTTGATTTGAAAGATGGAGACATATTTAAAACGGTTGTCCTTTTGAATGCAGACAAACTCACAATTGACGCTCAATCCGCTTTAAGACGCTGTATTGAACTTTTTAGTCGTTCTACCCGTTTTTTTATCATTGTTGAAGACAAGTACAAATTACTCAAACCTATTTTGTCAAGATTTTGCGAAATATATGTTCCAGAACCAATTATAAACAATTGTGTAACAAATTTGCATACATATAATTTGAATAATGCATATACTTTTAAAGAGACTGATGCAACACGTAGATTATATTTGAAAACAATTTTAACAGGAATAATAAAAAAATATAATGATGTTTGCCCGGAATTATCGCAGCAAGAGCATACGACAAATCAAATTCAAAAAAATAAACAACGTGTCATTTCAGAATGCATGTCATTGATTACAAAATTGTATAACAAGGCATTTTGTAGTGTTGATTTGCTGCACTACATTGAGCACAACTCTAAAATCGACGACCTCAAA